CATTTCGCAACAGCGGGCGGTGTTCAGAAACGAACTGCTCAATCAGCCGACTCGCGATGAGATCGCCGCGATGATGGTTTCGGAGGATGAGAATAATCCCGTCCCGGTTCTGGAAAGCCTGTTGAACAGGACGCTGTACCTCAAGGCTCACGGCGTCAACCGCACCCTACATCAAATGCTGCACGGCGGGTTCTACGGTCCGATCAACCGGGGGAAGCTCCCGCACTTCGTCTATGCGGTCGAGCACGACCCAAGGCTCCGGGCGAAAATGTATGCCGCCATCGACATGGTTCTCGGCGGTAGCGACATCATCCGCGGTCATACCGACCAGGGATTACCGAGGGATCCCGGCGGCAAGTACGAGATCGCGCATAGCCACGTCATGATCGGTGGCGAGGTTTTTGGCGACTGGGGCGGCGGGCCCGGTGGCAACGCTGGCGCAGGGGCATGGCGGCAAGAGTTCGAGGCCAAGGCATACGCGCCGCCGCCGCCACCGCCACCGCCGGATGCGGATGGTCTGAGCGTGGCCGGGTATCCTATGCCATCAACTAACCTATCAGGAATGTATAAATGAGCTGGATGACGGACGTGCAGCGCGGGTTGGCGTGGGCACTTATAGTCTGTTTCGCCGTCATCGTTCTCGTATTTACCTTTTTCACGGTTATCGGGCACCTTCCCGACGCTATTCTGGATGTTTACAAGCAGGTTGTTACTGCCCTGATCAATATCGTCATGATCGTGATCGGGTTTTTCTTTGGGTCGAGCCAAGGCTCCAAAGACAAGGATGACGCTAGGAATGCGGCCCTGAAGACGCTTGCCACCAATGTAACCCCCGGTGCCGGGTCGGCAATTGCAGCAGTCGCTGCTGCTGAAGCGGCTCCAGCAGCCGCCGCAGCCGCCGCTCCTCCGGCCGCCGCAGTCGCAGCGCCGCCCGCAGCGGAGGTTGCCGTTGAACACGCGCTTGCCGAGCGTGATCTGGAGCAGAAGCCTGGAGAATCGTCATGACGAAGGCGATCTACGCTGTCGCCTGCAAGGGCCTTGCCGATCCGCTCGTCGGCGCGCCGCTCGAGGTGCTCATCGCCTACCTGCACGCGGAGACCGGGATCTTTTTCCACCTCGTCGGTGGTCTGGATCCGCACCCGCTGTTTGAAATGGAGATCTACAACCCGGTCATCGGCGCGCACTCGCGCGGTGAAACGATTGTTTTTCTCGGCCACTCTATGGGTGCCATGGCAACTTTCTATCTTGCCGACCGCCTGAGGCAGCAGGGCATTCACTCGCCGCTTTTCATCGCGATCGACGCCACCAATTGGGCCTCGAATGCTCCCGGCGTGCCTCCCTGGACGAAACCGGCCACCACACCCCCGGCAGGTCACTGGTATGCCCCGGACAACATCGATGAGTTCTTGTACTTCCACCAGAGCGCCGGCCCCGGTGGGGGCATAGCATTCCCAGCCCACGGCAACACCCACATCAAATTCCATTCTTACAACATGCCGCAGGAGAGCCACCTTTCGATCGTCAACGCGCCAGCCGTGAGAGCCGCGATCGTCGCTGCGCTCAAGGCGCTCAAGTGAGGAACTGGGCAGTAGCGTGGTTCTGCGTTAGCTTGGTTATGCTCGCGGGAGGGGTGTGCCTTTTCTTGTTCGACCCGCTTGTAGTACAGCGTGCGTTGTGCGATTCGATGGAAATGCTTGAACGCTTAATAGGACTCGGTCATGAAATACCTCCTCGCGCTTGCCCTTTCCTTGCTCGCTAGCTCGACCTATGCGCAGACGTGGCAGTGCTTCTCCGGTGCAACCGCTTGCGCTCCGGGTTCGCCCAATTGCACTTGCACGCAAGCAGTGCAACCTCCGCCGCCGCCAGTGCAACCGCAGTGCCCGGTGATGACATACTGGAACGGGGTGACTTGCGCTGTGCCAGCGCCGGCGTACAACCCTTACCCTCCGACGTTCATCCCGCCGTACTACAACCCCTACCAGGGCTACGGCGGCTGGCAACACCACGACGATCACGATCACCCCCACTGAAGGAGAATGAACCATGTCTAACGGAACCTCTGCGGCAACTGTCGCAACTAGCCTCTCGCAGATTTTTGCCAACCTCAATCCGCAGCAGCTAAACCGGCTGGGGCATCACCTCTCGCAGTCTGATTCGATGCGCGCCTTGCAGATCATCTATACGATGAAGGCAAATCCAGCCTTGGCGCCCACCATGCTACCGTCGCTCTCGATGATTCCTAATCTGCCCCAGCAGGTTATGACGTGGGTCACGAATGCGCTCAGCAATCCTGCAAACTTTCAGGAAGACATGACGCAGGCCGAGACCGCCGTGCAAGCGGCGGCGACGAATACGGGCATCTTGGGCGGTCTCGGGCTGTAATGGCCGCGCTTCTGCTGCTGCTAGGGATCCCGACCATAGCGGCCCTCACGACTGGCTCCGCGCTGACAATGGCCGTGGCGTGGAGCCAAGTCGCGGGTCTCGGGATTAACGCTGTGAAGATAGCGGGACAGTTGCCGCCGCTACAACCACTTCCGCTCCCGCCAAGGGGTAGGTATAAGAAGGAGAAACAGGTAGGCGTTCGACTCTGTTTCCAGGGTGCCCCATCGGGGCAAGCCGCAAGAATTTGCGAAGGAGCATGGTAACATGACGATCGGTCTTGCTTTTTGGGTTCTGTGGTTCTTGGGATTTCTCTCTTGGATGGGGACAAGGTGGGGGCCGTATGTCGGCTTTGTTTATGTCACCGAGGTTTTCTTTTTGCTGTTGACGTTCTTCCTCGGCTGGCACGCTTTCGGGTTCATCATCCACGCTTAACTTATGGGTAAGCGTAGGATACTCGAAGACAATGTAAGCCCGTCAGCTGCCGGGACCGGCGTAGACATCTACGGCGGGCCTGTCGTTGATCCTACGAAGAACGTCCTCGACCTAGTCAGGGCCGAGTCCAAGTACCAAGACGCGATGCGGGACGCCGAGGCAAAGTTGGCGGCCTTGGCTTCAAAAGCCGAAAAATGCCGCATAGACGATCTGGCGGCGCTTCGCCTGATCTACGACCAGCGTATCGCCGAAGACCTGCGCGTTAACGTCAAGACGACATCGGACCAGTTGGCGGGCCAGCTGGTGAAAGAGACCGGCGCGCTATCGAACCAAATCAGCGCCCTCACTACGTCGTTCAGCGGCCAGCTGACAACACTGACGACATCGTTCACTAATCAGGTCAGCGCGTTGACCAATGCCATCACGCCGCGCATTGCCGACCTTGAGCGATTCCGTTGGGAACAAGGCGGTAAGACTAGCGAGCGCGATCCAGCCGTCTCACAGGCGCTTATCGATATGGCAAAAGCTATCAACGCATTACAGGAATACAGGAAGAAGGAAGAGGGACACACCCAAGGCGTAGGGCAGATCTGGACCATGATTATTGGTGCGGCTGTTTTGGCATCCGCGATTGGCGCGGTGGTCAGCCTGTTCATCCATCATTAGCGAGGGGATTGACACAAGATATTGTATTCGCCTACCTTCCCTCGCTACCCGCTGTTGGCGCGGCCGGATTTGGTCCGGTGCAATGGGTTAAAGCCCCTGGCGAACAAAGGCCAACTACTCTAGCGACTGGTGGCCGTAAGTCACCACCCCCGACTTGCCGGCGTTACCGGCACCATAGGGCACGTTAATGGCACAGGACGATCCTGTAGAAGAGTTGGAAAATCTGGACCTCGAAGATGAAGGGGATCAGAAAGTCGATCCCGTCAACGAAGAAGTTCAAGACGATCCAGCAGACGACAATCCCGACGAGGTAGCCGCACAGGATGCGGACCCAGTTCAGGATGAACGTCCCCGACCCCAGGAACGTCAGCCGTCACGTCGCGACAATCGCATCCAATCGCTGATCGAAGAGGGCCGCCGGAGAGACTCCGAGAACGCCGATCTTCGCCGCCGCTTGGACGAGCTCGCGAACCGGACGGTTCAGCCACAAGCGCCTCGCGAGAGCGAAGCGGAACGTGCAGCGCGTCTAGCGACCATGACGACTCCGGAAGTGATTGCCGAGACCCTGCGCGACGCGGAGACGCGGTTCACGCAGCGGCTCAACCAAGTGGCAAGCACTACGGCGGATCAGGCCGACAGGACATCGTTCCAGGCCAAAGCATCGAGCGACCAGCTTTATGCCAAGTGGGCGCCTCGCGTTGAGGCAAAGCTGACAGAGTTGCGCAGGCAGGGCGTTAATCTCGATCGTGAAGTGTTGTTCAAGTTCATGATCGGCGAGGCGGCCCTGGAGAAGCGCGGGTCCCCGAAGGGGAATCGCGATATGATTGACGCTGCAAGGCGCGTGCAAGCGCGCCGCGGGCGGCCGTCAAATCCGGGGAGCGACACGGCGCGTCCCGGACGCAACGAGCGTGATGATGCAACGGCCAGGGTACGGCGTCTGGAGAACGTTCAGATTTAACCCTATGGGGGTTCGCTATGGCTGTTAATACATCCGGCTCGTTCGCGGCCGACATCGAAGCCTATATTGCCGATCGCACGCTGCCGCTGGTTCGGCGCCAGCTTGTCGTGTACCAGTTCGGCGATCCGCTGACGCTCCCCAAGGGGCGAGGCGTTACCTACACAGCGACGCGGTATAACCGCATTCCGCTTCCCTTCTCCCCACTGTCCGAGGGCGTGCCCCCCGTCGGTGAGCTGCTCACCATCCAGCAGGTTACCGCCACTGCTCTCCAGTGGGGAGACAAGGTCACAATCACCGATGTCGCAGAATTGACGATCAAACATCCATTGTTCCAGAAGGCCACGGAGCTTACCGGCCTGCAGGTCGCGGAGACGTTGGAACGCAACACGTTCAACAACCTTCTGGGCTTCACGCAGGTCAACTACGTAAACGCCCGCGGCGCCCGCGCCTCTCTGGTCGCTGGCGACGTGATGAACATCCACGAGCTCAACCGCGCTTACGCGCAGCTGCTCACGCTCGGCGCCCCTCGCTTCATGGGCGACGAGATGACCGACACGAAGCTCGAGGCGGGGGCCGGCGGCGCCAAGGCGTCGACCAACCCGCGTACCATGCCGCACTACGTCGCGGTGATCCATCCGTTTATGGCCGGTGACCTTCGGGAGAACCAGGCGATCCAGACCGCATGGTCCTACTCGGACATCAACCGCCTCTACAACTACGAGCTGGGCGAGTGGTCCGGCATCCGCTTCTGCATGTCGAACCTCGTGCCGTCGTGGACGGGGATTGCCGCGGTTACTGGTACTCCCGGCGCGGCAGGCGCTTTGGGCAGCGGCACCTACGCGATTCAGGTGACGGCTTCCGATACCCAGAATCAGTATGAGAGCCAAATTTACCAAATCAACACCGGCAACGTGGTGACTGGGCCGAACGGCTCGATTGCCGTTACCCTGCCGGTCCTCTCTGGCTTTACGTTCAACGTCTACATCTCGGCGGCGGGTAGCACGACCCCGATCAACCTGGGCCTCACGGCTTCCGGCCCGACTGTAGGGCCCTTGCAGGGCCAGGCGGTGCAGCTCACGGGCGGATCGACCGTGATCATCACCGGCATCGGCGCGTTCCAGGTGCCGCCGGCGGCTCCCGGCACCGGCTTCACCGTGTACCCGATGTTCCTGTTCGGTCGCGGGGCCTACGGCCAGGTCATGCTGGACGAAGTGAAATTCACCTATCTCAAGGACGCCGACAAGTCGGACCCGATCAACCAACTGAGAGTTGTTGGTTGGAAGTGTATGTACGGGACCTTGATCCAGAACGTACAATTCGCCATGCGCATCGAGGCCACGAGCGCCTTCAACAGCACCTTCGGGTAAGGAGAGTGAGATGAAAAAGCTTCTTGCCACGATCGCGGCGGTTGTTGCGAGCGGAGTGATCGCCTTCTCGGCGTCGGTGCCAAGCATCCCGTCTACTCCGACCTTTAACGAACCGTCGCAGATTGTCAGCACGCTCAATACGCTGATCAATCAGCTGAACGGTGCGGCCGGTTATGCGCCGGCGCAGAACATCTCGCTGGGATCGTCCGGTGTTGCCTCGGGCGCTACTCCGGTTACGCTCAACGCTCAGCGCGGCGTAGTCTCGTTTACTGGCGTTGGTACGCTGGTGACCGGCGCGGTGACGACCTTGACGATGACGAACTCGTCCGTTGCTGCGAACTCGCAATGTTTCACGCAGGTACAGTCGGGCGGCGCTGCGGGTTCAGCGCCGTATGTCTCGACGGCGACACCGACAGCGGGCTCGCTGGCGATGATCCTCGCCAACGGCGGCACCACAGCGACCGGCGCGGCACAGACCTTCGCCATCGCGTTCGTCTGCTACTAGGAGAGTACCATGCCGTTCAGGCTTCGTTACGACGCTTATGTCGACTTCATCCCGCCGGGCACAGGTCTAGGCCAAACCGCCTCGGGGTCGGTGGCCGGCGCTGTTGGACCGGGGCCTGCCGGCCCAGCACAGACCATCCAGCTTTTCAACGGGTTTACCAACACCCTGCCGCCGACAACGAACACGTTCCTAACCGCCGACGTGACGACGCTTACGAACGCGATGGCAGCTGACATCGCTGCGCAACTGAACGTCGCCGCGGTTCTGGCGCGCATCCAAGCCTTCGCCAGCGGAGGCGGTTGATGCCGTACAAGATCCGCTACCAGGTCAACATTGATTTTGTCCCGCCGGGGCGCGGCTTGGGCGTCGAGATGCTGACCGCGACGGCTGTTCCGGGGTACAGCGGTGGCGAAGCGCAGACCATCAATTTTCAGGACACTAACGCTTTCGGCTCGAACACATTCACATCGGCCGACATTACCGCTCTGCTTGCTTCGATGTCGGCCGATCTCTCGACGCAGATGAACGTGGCGGCGACGCTGGCGCGCATCCAGGGCTTTGCAAGCGGAGGCGGTTGATGGCCTTAAAGACTCTTGGCTCGAACGCCACAACTAGCTTGCAGGCGTTCCTTGTCGGCTTCAACGACACGATTGCCGCCGATCTGGCGGCGATCACTGTTGCGCTGAAGGCCGATCCTCCCGGCGACACGGCTTCGGCGTATTCGCCGGTCACTACGGCTGGCCTGATCGACCAGAGTAAGACGGGTACGACCCGCCGTCTGCGGCAGTTCTACATCAAGAACGGCGTACTGATCGTCCCGAACCG